GTGCCCATCCTCGCCCTCCTCGGCGCCTGGGCCGGCCACATCGCCTACACCCACCCCGCCGTCACCCGCGACTCCCACGGCACCGCCCACGTACGCCCCTGCGAGCAGGCCTGGCCCAGCCAGGGCGAGACCATCACCGGCTGGTGCACCTGGCTCACCCGCTACCTGCCCTACGCCCTGGCACACCCCTGGGTCGGTGAGCTCCACCGCCAGCTCGGCGACCTCATCGCCCGCATCCGCGACCTCACCCACGACGTCCCCCACGAACACTCCATGGCCGCACCCTGCCCCGAGTGCAAGGCCGGCGGCCTCGTCGCCATCGACGGCCAGTGGGGCATCACCTGCCGCGTCTGCGGCCACCACCTCGAACCCGAGGCATACACCGCCCACGCCTCGACCTACCTACGCACCCACCAGGCCGCCCAGGACGACGCCGCCTGACCCCTGTCAGCGCCCTGTGCCACAATCCGCCGCACGGCAGTCGCCGCTTCACAGGCCCGCCTCGCACATCCCCCGCGAGGCGGGCCGCGGCGTTCCTGCTGGACAAAGATCCGCACTGTGCGTGAACATGGCGCCAGTAGCACACGTGTGCCCATCGGCCAGCAACGCCGCAAGGGAGGCCACGTGACGCAGCTCTACAACGGCAAGCAGGCCGCAGAACTCGCCACCCAATGGCGACGCACCGTCAGCGCCACCGCCGCCGCCGTCACCCGCCCCGCCATCTGCAACTGGGTCACCCGCGGCCACCTCCAAGCCGCCGGCCTCGACGAACGTGGTCGCCCCCTCTACACCCTCGCCGACATCGCCCGCGCCGAACTCGCCACCCGCGACCGCGCCCTGCGCCTGGTCGACGACGGCGGTACCTGACCGACCGCACCCTCACTCCCCGACTCCTGACCGGATGTGTCACAGGAGTGTCACGCAGCGTTCACGCCGCCCCCACGTGTCGCATGATGACCCCTCAGCACTCGCAACCCTTGGGGGACGAACCATGCGCATCCGCTACACCATCGGCGCACTCACCGCCGCTGCACTCCTCACGCTCACCGCCTGCGAAGGCACCGAGGACACCAGCTCGAGCAAGCCGGACACCACCGCCGAGGAAACCAGCGGCCAGACGAAGCAGGACACCAGCACCACCGAGACCGGCACGGACGCGCCCGCCGCCGAGGCCAGCGCCGACGAGGCCGAACCGGAGACCAGCGAGGTGCCCGACGTCGTCGGCATGAACCACGGCGAGGCGCAGAGCCTGCTGCGCAGCGAGGGCTTCATGGTCAACGAAGAGGACGCCTCCCCCGAGGGCCGATGGATCCTCGACAACAGCAACTGGAAGGTCTGCCGCCAGGACCCGGCGCCCGGCGCCACGGACGCCCTCCGCGTCGCCATCTACTCCGTCAAGCTCGACGAGTCCTGCTGACCACCCACAGACACGCGGCAGAGCCCCCCCCCGGTGACCTGAACCCGGGGGCTCTGCCGCGCGGGGAATCCCGCATGGAGCTGCCGCCCTGGGCGGGCGCCGATCGATTCCGGAGGCACTCATGCCGCCCAGAGCCCTCCAGGTTTGCCCCACACCTGGCTGCCCCAAGCTCACCCCGGGGGGACGCTGCGAGGACTGCCGACGGCGGGCTGGCCGCCGGCGCACCAGCGCGGCCGCCAAGGGCTACGACGCACGCTGGGCACGCACACGAGCCGCCTACCTGCGTGCTCACCCCTACTGTGAGTGTGGGGAGTGCGAGGCCCTGCCCGCACTGCTCAGGCCCAGGGCGACCGAGGTCAACCACCGTGACGGGCTCGGACCGTTGGGACCGAGGGGCCACGACTGGGCCAACCTGCAGGCCATGACCAAGGCACATCACAGCAGGCACACGGCACGCGAGCAGCCTGGTGGATGGAACGACCGCCAGATCAACTGAACCGGACGCTAAGGCCGTGGCAGTTCTCTGGCGATGATCTCGACCCGCTCCCGTCGATCACTACGGTCCCAGGCCCCTTGGCGGCGATGCAGAGCCACCTCACCCACGCTGCCGCTGGGGAAAACGTTGTTGAGGTGCCCCTGAAAAGCCTTCTTGATGTGGTCACCCAACCAGTTCTTATCGAAGCTTTCCGCCCCTTTAACGAAGAAAGCGCCAATGGCGGTCGTTAGGGCCGTAGAAAAAGCCGCTACGAGTTCCTTATGCTCATCGCCCCAGCTGTCTTTCTCCAGAAGCCAGAACTCAAGAAGGATGATGCAGGCGGCTGCCGCTGCCGCGATCGCGCCTGCCCATAGAATCCGCCATTCCATTCGTCGGAGTGCTCCCAGAGGGTCGCGCGCTACTCTCCGTTCCCCTGAGCGAAACAACAACCATCCAGTCGCACTGGCCAGCAGTACAAGCACTATAGGTAGCCACCAGACGACGTAGAACCACAGGAAAGCCAGTCCCACACCAACCAGGGCCACACAAAGAACAGCGATAGCATCCTTCATGCGCGCTCCTCAGAGGGGATTTGAGCAATGTGACGGATTGTGTGAGCAGCAGTACCGCAACCCATCATCATCGAGCACTGGGTAAAGAGACTCGTAGGGTGTCGCTCTACGGCATTCCCCGTACTCGCTCTCAAGCAACTTGGCGAAGCTCGTAGTCACCAGATCAACCTGCAAAGGTCCCTGCAAGAGCTTGTCCTTCACTTTCCGCTCAGCCTCACGCACGGCCACACCTCGTTTGCCGCGAGGTTTCTTCGCCAACCCTGACTTTGCGTAGACATTCCGCTTTGCGGAGACATTCCTCTTCTTGGCAGCCATTCTGCATTCCCTCCATCCCTGATGATTTGAGGCTGACATGGCAGCGCTGGGCCAGCACGCCATGTTGGGGCAAGAGGAGTAACGGGAAGCGCTGCCCGGGGGGTGACCCCTTCGGCCTAGGGGGTCCGGAACGCCGGGGAGGGCTCCGGGAGGTCCGTCAGGTTCAAAGGGTCAAGATCGTCACGCAACGTGACGATCGGCTGATGCTGCGCAACGCAGCACGGAGGAGTGATCACCATGCCCCGTGGAGGAGCCCGAGTCGTCTCCGGACCGGCTCCCGACCCTGCCGCACTGCGCCGCAACCGGCCCTCCGACAAGGCCGGCTGGACCCTGCTGCCCTACGAGGGCCGTCCCGGGGAGCCGCCGGAGTGGCCGCTGACTGAGGCCACCGACCGCGAGTGGCACCTGTGGTGCGAGCTGTGGGAGCGGCCGCAGGCCGTCATGTGGGAGGAGCTCAGCCAGGAGTTCGAGGTGGCGCTGTTCGTGCGCTGCCTCGCCGAGGCCGAGCAGCCGGAAGCGAAGGTGGACGTGCGCAAGCTCGCCCGCCAGTACCTCGACAGCCTCGGCCTGTCCGTGCAGGGCATGCTCCGCAACCGGTGGAAGATCTCGCCCGGCGAGCCCGGCACCGTCCCGGTACCGGCCGCGGTGGAGCCGTCGACGCCGGCGCCGCGCCGCCCCTCCGCGCGCGACCGTATGAAGGTTGTGCCGTTCCGTGGCCCGGGGGCGTGAGCCGCAGGCCGAGTTCGTCGTCGACTTCCCCACGCTGTGGGTCGTCCCGGACTGGATCGAAGCGCACTGCCCCGTCCCGGACGGCTTCAAGGCCGGCCAGGACCTCGAGCTGTACCCCTGGCAGCTGTGGTGCACCGTCAACCACTACCGCGTGCGGCCGGAGGCGCGCCCCGGCCAGCTCGCGCCGGCGTTCCACTACCGCCGCAGCCAGGTCGTAGCACCGCAGAAGACGGGCAAGGGCCCCTGGAGTGCCACGGTCGTCCTGGCCGAGGCCTGCGGGCCGGTCGTGTTCGCCGGGTGGGCGCGCGGGGGCGAGCGGTTCATCTGCTCGGACTACGGCTGCGGGTGCGGCTGGTGGTACACGTACGAGCCGGGTGAGCCGATGGGCGTGCCGTGGCCGACGCCGCTCATCCAGCTGACGGCCACCAGCGAGGACCAGGTCGCGAACGTCTACCGGCCGCTGAAGGCGATGGTGAAGAAGGGCCCGCTGCAGGAGAGGCTGCGGGTCGGTGAGGAGTTCACGCGGATCGGTGAGGACGGGCAGATCGACGTCGTCACGTCGTCCGCGCTGTCCCGCCTGGGCAATCCGATCATCTTCGCTCTGCAGGACGAGACCGGCCTGTACACCGCGGCGAACAAGCTGCGGAAGGTCGCCGAGACCCAGCGCCGCGGCGCGGCCGGTATGGGCGGCCGCTCGATGGAGACCACCAACGCGTGGGACCCGTCCGAGGACTCGGTGGCGCAGACGACATCCCAGTCCAAGCGGCGGGACATCTTCAAGTACCACCCGCAGGCCCCGAAGTCGCTCAGCTTCGGGGACAAGCGGCAGCGCCGGAAGATCTTCCGGCACGTCTACGCCGGCTCCGCGCACGTCGACCTCGACGCGATCGAGGCCGAGTGCGCCGAGATCATGGAGATGGACCCGGCCCAGGCGGAGCGGTTCTTCGGCAACCGGTGCGTCGCTGGCACGGCCGGGTGGCTGGCCGGTACGAAGTGGGCGGCCAAGGCCAAGCCGCGCCGGGTGCGGCCCATGACCCGGATCGTCCTCGGGTTCGACGGCAGCGACCAGGACGACTGGACGGCGATCCGGGCCGAGACCATGGACGGCTACCAGTTCACCCCGCTGTACGGGGCGCGCGACGAGCCGACCATCTGGAACCCGGCCGACTACGGCGGCCAGGTCCCGCGCGCCGAGGTCCGCGCGGCGATGGACCAGCTGATGAACCGCTACGACGTGGTCCGTCTGTACGCGGACCCGCCGTACTGGGACACCGAGGTCGACGACTGGATCGACGCCTACGGCGAGGAACGCGTCATCCGCTGGTACACCCGCCGCATGGTGCAGATGCACTCCGCGGCCGAGCGGCTCAAGACCGACGTGGTGAAGCGGAACACGGCCGACGGGCAGCGCGCCTCGCAGTTCACGCACGACGGCTGCGAACTCACGCAGGCGCACATCGAGAACACCCGCCAGGCCGAGCGGCCGAGCGGGCTGTACGTGCTCCGCAAGGCCAGCCCGGCTCAGAAGATCGACATCGCGGTGGCGTCCGTGCTCGCGCACGAGGCCCTCGGCGACGTCATCGCGGCCGGCCTGGCGGAGAAGGAAGTGTCCTACTACTACGGCTCGTGAAGGGGGGCGTGGATGGCCACCCTGGCGCAGGCCTTGGAACTGGTCCAGCTGCTGGAGTCGGAGCTGATCCGGCGGCGCGCGGAGATCGACCGCAACAGCGAGTACTACCGCGGCAAGCAGCCGCTGAAGTTCGCGAGCGACGACTTCGCCAAGTTCCACGGCGACAGGTACAGGGACTTCAGCGACAACTGGGTCCAGGTCGTGGCCGACTCCCCGGTGGAACGCCTCGACGTCACCGGCTTCCAGGCCTCCGGCGAGGAGAAGGCCGACAAGGACCTGTGGCAGGTCTGGCAGATGAACGGCCTCGACGGCGACAGCCAGCTGGGGTTCCTCGGCGCGGTCAACTCGGCGCGGTCGTTCGTGCTGGTGTGGGGTGACCCCGATGACGAGGACACCCCCGTCGTCACGTTCGAGGACGCCGCGCAGTGCATCGTCGCCTACGAGCCCGGCTCGCGCGTGCGCCGGCGGGCCGGGCTGAAGCGGTGGCAAGACGGCGGCTACGACTACGCCACCCTCTACCTGCCCCACGAGTTGTGGAAGTTCGAGCGGCCGCTGTCCCGGCACGACAAAAGCCCGCAGATGGCCGACGTCGACGACGCGATGCGGCTGTGGCTGCCGGCCGGGGCCGAGGAGCGCCGGCGGGCGTGGGAGCCGCGCGACGAGTTCGCGCTGGGCGAGCCGAACCCGCAGCCCAACCCCATGGGGATCGTGCCGCTGGTGGAGCTGCCGAACAAGCCGATGCTGGTGGAGGACCCGATCAGCGACGTGTCCGGCGTGGTGGCCATGCAGGACGCCATCAACCTCGTCTGGGCGCAACTCTTCACGGCCTCCGACTACGCCTCGTTCCCGCAGCGGGTCGTGCTCGGCGCCGAGCGGCCGATGATCCCGAAGCTGAACAGCGCGGGGGAGATCGTCGGCAAGCAGCCGGTGGACCTCAACAAGTTCGCCATCGACCGCGTCGCGTGGATCACCGGCAAGGACGCCAAGATCGCAGAGTGGCAGGCGGCGAACCTGGCCGCCTACACGCAGATCATCGAGGTCGCAGTCGGCCACCTCGCCGCCCAGACCCGCACCCCCCAGCACTACCTCATCGGCAAGATGGCCAACCTGTCCGGCGACGCGCTGCTGGCCGCCGAGACGGGCCTGGTGAAGCGGGTCAACGAGAAGAAGCTGTGGTTCGGGCAGGCCCTGCGCGAGGTCGCCCGCCTGATCTACCTGGCCCGGGGCGAGGACGCCAAGGCCAGGGCCCTGCGCGCCGGCAGCGTGCTGTGGGCGGACTCCGAGTCCCGCTCCTACGCCCAGCTCGCTGACGCCCTGGTGAAGTTGAAGGACATCGGGTTCCCGTTCGAGTGGCTGGCCCTGCGCTACGGCCTGACCCCCACCGAGGTCGCCGACGTCGTCGCGATGCGCGAGCGGGAGGCGGAGATGGACCCGGTGGCCGCGGCCACCGCCATGCTCGCCCGCCGCCCGGGCCCGCAGCCGGACGACGGCGGGGAGGACGCCGACGTCGACGAGGACGTCCCGGAGGAGGTGCCGGCGTGACGGTGCCCGCGGTCGACGAGGCACACCAGGCCGAGCGCGCGCAGCAGGCCGCGGCGACGGCGGCCGCCGTGCGCGCGGTGTGGGGTGGCGTCGACCCCGAGGACCTCGAGGGCTCGTGGCTGGCGCGTGCTGTGCTGGCGGCCGAGTTGATCCGTGCCGGGCAGCTGGCCGCCGCGTCCACAGCCGAGCCGTGGCTACGGCAGGCGGCCGGCGAGGGCGAGGGCACGGTCGACCCGGAGGCAGCGGCCGCCGCGACCGGCGACCTCACGGTGCCGCTGGTGTATCCGCTGCTGATCGCGCTGAACCGAATCGGGCGCGGCTTCAGCACCGCCATGTCGATCCTGTCGGGGGCCGCGTTCCTGGAGATGGTCACCCGCACGCTGATCGCGGACGCGGGGCGGATCGCGGACATGGCCGGGATGATCGCCCGGCCCCGGGTGGTGTCCTACGTGCGCGTCGTGCACCTGCCCGCGTGCGCGCGGTGCGTCATCCTCGCCGGCCGCGAGTACAGCCTGTCGGAAGAGTTCCTGCGGCATCCGCGCTGTGACTGCACGCTCGCCCCGCGCCGCCCCGGCGACAGCTGGGAACTGGCCTCCCCGACGTCCCTGTTCGAGCAGATGACCGAAGCGCAGCAGCGTCGGGCGTTCGGCGAGGCCGGCATGAACGCCATCCGTGAGGGCGCCGACATCGCCCAGGTGGTCAACGCCCGTCGCGGCATGACCACCGTGACCCGCTACGGGCATGAAGTGCAGGCCACCAGGGAGGGCACCACCCGCCACGGCCTGTACGGCTCGCGCGCCCGGAAGTTCCACAAGGCGGCTGGCGCCCGGTTCGGTGAGACGACCCGGGCGCGCACCCGCGCGAAGACCCCCCGGCTCATGCCGGAGGAGATCTACCGCCTGGCCAAGGGCGACCGCGAGCACGCCATCCGGCTGCTCAAGCGC